TAACAAAGCACTACTCATCCGCACAAAGAAGGCGGACCAGATCATCAACCTCATACCAAAGAGCAAGCTCCTTAGAAAAGAAGGAGAGCTAGGCGAAGTCCTCGTACACTGGGGCTACGACGAAACACGCATCCTGCGTAACTTGCGCATCAAGGATGTCCCGAACCCGATCCTCGGGCGGTATAAGTGGCCCGGTGTGTACACACCGTTTGAGCATCAGCGCACTACGGCTGCGTTCTTAGCGTCACACCCACGATGCTTCTGTTTGAGCGAGGCGGGCACTGGTAAGACCAGCGCTGCAGCCTGGGCTGCGGACTACCTGATGCAAGTGGGGCAGGTCAAGCGTGTGCTCATCGTGTGCCCGGTGTCGATCATGGACACTGCATGGCGGTCGGACCTTTTCAAAACGGTTATGCACCGCAGTGTGGGGCTCGCCGTTGGGTCGCGTGAGAAACGTAAAGATGTGATCCGTGCGCAGTATGACTTTACTATCATCAACTTCGACGGCGTTAAGGTCGTGCGTGATGAGTTGTTTGATCAAGCCTACGATTTGATCATCGTCGATGAAGCTTCAGCCGTTAAAAGCGTATCCACGGATCGATGGAAAGCCTTGGCGCACATCGTGCACCCACACACGCGTTTATGGCTCATGACTGGTACGCCTGCGGCGCAATCCCCCACTGATGCTTACGGCCTCGCAAAGCTTGTTAACCCTCAAGGGGTACCTCGCTTCTTTGGTGCGTTCCGTGATCAGGTCATGCGTAAGGTCACGCAGTTTAAGTGGGCACCCAAAGCCTCGGCGTCAGAGACAGTCCATCGTGTGCTACAGCCTGCCATTCGGTTCACGAAGGAAGAGTGTTTAGATCTGCCTGACATGCTGTACGTAACCCGTGAGGTGCCACTGACGAAACAACAGCACAAGTATTACGAAGCGATTCGTAAGCAGATGGTTGCCACGGCTGCGGGGGAGCAGATCACAGCCGTTAACGCAGCCAGCATGCTGAATAAATTGTTACAAATTGCACAAGGCGCGGTGTACACCACAGAGCGAGATGTGGTTGAGTTTGACGTTCGTAACCGCTTTGATGAGTTGCTCGATGTGGTGCATGGCACCACACACAAAGTTATTGTTTTCGTGCCGTTCAGGCACGTGCTGGAGCGCTTAGAGAACGACCTCGCTAAGGAGGGCGTGTCCACCGTATCGATCCATGGTGGCACAGCAGCAAGCATCCGTGCGCAGTACATCAAACAGTTTCAAACTGAGCAGGACCCCAAGGTCATATTGATCATCCCGCAGGCGGCAGCACATGGCATCACGCTAACCCGTGCAGACACTGTCGTGTGGTGGGGACCCGTTACGTCAGCAGAACTCTACTTGCAAGGTAACGCCCGCGCACACCGAGCCGGGCAACGTAACTCGGTCACTGTCGTACGCCTGCAAGGAAGCCCCGTGGAGAAGCGCATCTATGCGTTGTTGGATGGAAAGCTTGACATGCACCAAGCCCTGGTTCAGCTGTATGAGGAGGAAATAGCTTGACTTACGTAATGGACTGTGTAAAATGACAGACTCACTTAACAAAGGAGAAAATAATGGACGCCACAAAACTGGTCTCGACGTACATCAAGATGCGCGACGCCAAGGATGCTCTAACGCGGGAGTACGACGCGAAGGTCAACGAGATCAAGGAGCAGATGGATGTCATCGAGCAGGCCCTACTGGAGATCTGCAAAAGCACCAATCAAGATGGTGGCAAGACACCGTACGGTTCCTTTTCCCGTTCAGTCAAAACCCGGTATTGGACCAACGACTGGGACTCGATGTATTCGTTCATCAAGCAACACGACGCGATTCAGCTTCTGGAGCAGCGCGTTCACCAATCCAACATGAAGCAGTTCCTGACCGAGAACCCCGGCGTTCTACCTCAGGGACTTAACACCGACTCACGGTATGCGATCACCATTCGCCGTGCAACCAAGTAGTACCCCAACCCTAGCTAAGGAGCTATGCAATGTCTGAAATGACTCTGTTCAAATCTGGTTCAGCCCTTCCCGACTATCTTCGCAACCAAGAGGACGACTTCACCAAGCGTCTCGCTGGGGGTTCGCAGGGTAAGTCTATATCCATCGATGGTGGTGTGTGGCGCATGATCGTGGGCGGCGAAGAGATCGCTAAGAACGAAGACCGTGCTATGAACTTCGTGGTGGTTAACGCAGCACCCAGCGTATCGCGGACGTTTTATGCAGGTAAGTACGTCAAGGGGCAAGCCTCTGTGCCGGATTGTTTCTCAGCAGACTCAAAGGCCCCGGACCCGTCTGTAAAGAACCCACAGTCCGCATCATGTGCAACCTGCCCGCAGAACATCGAAGGTTCGGGTCAAGGCAACTCACGTGCATGCCGTTTCTTCCTGAACACTGCGGTTGTGCTTGAAGGTGATATGGGCGGCAACGTGTACCGTCTGCGTTTGCCCAGCAAGTCGTACTTCGGTAAGCAAGAAGGCGAGAAGATGCCGTTCAAAGCCTACGCAAGTTTCTTGTCGGGGCATGGCATCCCCATGAGTGGTGTTGTGACGGAAGCTCGCTTTGATACGGGTGAGTCAGTGCCTGTGCTGAAGTTCCGCGCCGTGCGTCCGTTGACTCGTGAGGAGTACGATCTCTCCAAAGCACAAGGCCAGTCTGAGGATGCCAAGCGCGCGATTGAGACTAAGTTCAACGCTGCCCCTGCACAAGGGGCGCTACCTGCGCCGCAAGCTGAAGAGACTGAAGAGCCTGCGCCCGTCAAGCGTGATACCAAGAAACCTGAAGCGGCTAAGCCTCGTGATGTGGACGCCGTGCTAGCGCAGTGGGGGTCTGACGATGAATGACGCACGGGGCTACTCATACGCTACGTACAAAGCTATCCGAGCCGCAGATCCTAAGAGTCTCGGTGTGCAGTTAGGATTGTTTTGTATTGAGCACAACATACCCGCTGCGCGGGTAGCAGACGATATCGGCGTGTCTCGTCATTCTGTGTACTCATGGTTTACAGGTCGCTTCCGTCCTACCAAAAAGATGGAAGTCAAAATTATGGACCTGTTAAACAAGTACCGTGATGAGGCGGCGGGGCTTGCAAAGCCCGATGAAGTAGCCGTATAGTCTTGACCCCGGGGCTTGAGGGGGCTGATCCCTCCCTGACACAGCAGACCACGGGCTGCTGCCCCAATCCCTTCCCGTGTGCCATACACCGTGGGGCATTGTGAACAAACAATTCTATGAAGCCGTCTTGCCGCCCTCTGGTCCCTATTGTGTTGTTGGGATCTCAGACAACGCGGTCAAACAAACATTTCACCACACACTTGATGAGATTGAGGAGCGCAAAGAAGAACTTGTACGTGCAGGTACGAATGCGTACTTTGCATTAGCGTCGTTCAACGAAGATACAACGCGGTCTGCTGACAATGCTCGGGAACTACGGGCGTTCTTCGTTGATATCGATTGTGGCGAAGGTAAACCTTATCCAACTCAAGACGATGCTATCGAAGCACTGGCTGGGTTCTGCATACCGCTTGAGCTACCAACACCGCTGATTGTCTCCTCCGGGCGTGGCATTCATGCCTACTGGCCGTTGATCGATGCAATACCCACTGCGCAGTGGCGCAAGCTTGCGATCCGGTTTAAGCAACTATGTCTTACTCAGGGCTTGCACATCGATACAACCGTAACTGCAGACCCTGCTCGTATTCTGCGCTGCCCGCAGTCTTACAACTACAAAGACATTCCACCGCGTGAAGTAAAAGTTTTGGCGTGGGCGGAGCCTGTTGATGTGAATGTGATTGAGGCTGCACTGCCCCCACCAGCTTTTGATATCTCAGAGGCCAAACAGTTTGGGGTTGACGAGTTCACGCAATCGCATGGAGATAAAAACTTCCCGCCCGCATCCTTCGCAAGGTTAGTTCGGCGAAGCCTCAAGGGGACGGGGTGTGCCCAAATTGCGCATGCAGTCAAAGAGGCTGCGTCCCTACCTGAGCCGCTGTGGCGGGCTGCCTTGTCTATTGCATGGCGCTGCACTGATGGTGAAGAAAGCATACACACGCTGTCGCGGGAGCACCCAGGCTACACGCCTGAGGACACCATTGAGAAAGCTGAGAAGACCGTAGGTCCCATGACCTGCGTGTGGTACCGCCAGAACAACCCGGCAGCTTGCGAAGGTTGTGCGCACAAAGTTACAAGCCCCATCCTGCTGGGGCGCAAAATAGATGAAGCTCCTACCACGGACGGCGAGTACATCGTTGAGTCGCCGCTAAACGCACCGGAGGATGACACCCCTGTACAGACGGTCAAAGTCAGCATACCTGTCTACCCAAACCCATACTTTCGACCGACGAACGGTGGGGTATATCTGCGAGCCCGCGATAAAGATGGCGATCCGATTGAGATAGAAGTTTACCCATACGACCTATACCTAACGTCACGGTTTTATGACTACGACGATAACGGTTCAGGCGATGGTGAGCTTGTCGGGTTAAACATCCATTCACCGCATGACGGCATCCGGCGTATCACGGTGCCAGTCTCGGCTCTGCTCACAAAGGACAAGCTACGTGACTTGCTACTGAAGCATGGCGTAGCGGTGCTTAACAAAAAGGTAGAAGAACTTATGGCTTACTTTGCATCAGCGTTTAAGCGCCTGCAACAGCAAGGCAGCGCCAATCGGACGCGTAATCAGATGGGGTGGACCGCAGACCTGCGTGGGTTTGTGATCGGGGAGCTGGAAGTCACAGCAACCACAACGAATCTTGC